GCTCAAACAGGTCAAGTTCCACAACAACCTGATCCCAAAATGCTTGAATTGCAGATGAAGGGTCAAATGGAACAACAAAAGATTAGTCTCCAGGCTCAAGCCCAGCAGCATAAGATGCAATTGGAAGAGCGAGACAAACAAGTTCAGTTGGCCATGAAGCAACAGGAGCATGAACAAAACATGCAACACCGTGCAGAACTGGCTGATCTTGCGGCTGCAGAAGCATTGCATAAACAACGAGCATCTATGGTAGTTGACCACGCGTCAACAGTACAAAAGATGTCTCACGATGAGGCAACTCACCGACAAAAGATGATGCATGCTGACCAAGCTGCTAAACAAAAGGCAAAAGAGCCTAAAAAGGAAACTAAGAAACAATGAACAAGAGTGATTTCATTGATTGGAAGCGCCACCCGGTAACTCAGGTGGTGTTTAGCCAATTACAGAGTCGTATTCGAGACCTCCAAGACATTTTAGGCCAAAGTGCAGGACAGAATTCTGTACAAGACGCTCGATTTTCCGGAGCCGTTCAAGCATATCAAGACATGCTGAACATTGAATTTGAAGACGAAGGAGAGACTCCATGATTGTACCCACCCTACATCGAATTCTTGTCAAAGCAGACAAGCTCGAAGAAGTGGACAAAACATATGTCAAGGCAAAAGCCATTGGCATTGTAATTCCAGAACATGAAGATCGTAAACGAGCTCAGGCTGGAGTAGATAAAGGTGTTGTGATCTCAGTTGGTCCAACAGCTTTCCGTGACTTTAATGCTGAAAGCCCTATCAAAGAAGGGGACTACATCGCATATGCACGTTTTGCTGGTAAATTACTAGAAGATCCCGAGACTGAAGAAGAATACGTCATTCTAAACGATGAAGACGTAGTTTGTATTTTTAAAACTAAGGAGGCCATAGATGGCTGATACAGAAAACGCTCCAGAATTAACTCCTGGTAGCGATGCTCCCAAAGATGAACCAAAACAACTGACAGCTGCAGAACAGAAAGCCGCTGAACAAGGTTGGGTTCCTCAAGAAGAATGGGAGGGTGATCCAGAACAATGGCGTCCTGCTAAAGAATTCCTGGATCGTGGAGAACTCTTTAAGAAAATTGAAGATCAAAATCGAACCATCAAAGAGTTTAAACGTGCTCTTGATGACTTGAAAGGCCACCACGCTAAAACTCGTGAAACTGAGTATAAACGTGCGTTGGATACCCTTAAGGCGCAAAAATTGCAAGCCCTGGAAGAAGGCGATGCAAAATCTGTCATGGATATTGATGACCAGATCGACCTTGTTAAAGATGAACAGCGTAAACTTGCCACGCAAGTGCAACAACCTCAAACTGGGGAAACAAACCCAGAATTCGTAGCTTGGGTAGACCGCAATAAGTGGTACGAGCAGAACGAAAACATGAAGATTTTTGCCGATGCGTTGGGTCAACGTCTAGCTATGGCTGGTAAACCAGCTTCAGCTGTTTTGGCCGAAGTTGAACGACAAGTTCGTGAAGAATTTCCACACAAGTTTAAGAATCCTAACCGTGAAAAACCCGGTGCGGTAGAGGGTTCTACAAATAAAGGCGGGAAGGGCAACACTGAGTTGCAACTTTCTGATGAAGAGCGTCGAGTGATGCAGCGTTTTGTTCGTACTGGTGTAATGACTGAAAAGCAGTACATGGAAGAACTTAAACGTGTTAAAGGAGCTTAAAATGAGTGAAATCAAAGAAGCAATTGCGAAAGCACCGAGAGGTCGTACGCAGCGTGTGCCCGTTGGTACACGAAATGTTTTAACAGTGGCTGGAAAAGATCCAGGCTACGAATATAGAATTATTAATGACTCGGGAGATCGAGTGCAGGAGTTCTTGGATGCTGGTTATGAGCTGGTTGAAAACGACTCTGTGAGGGTGGGGGACAAACGAGTTAACGCAGGGACTGCGGAAGGCTCAAAAGCCCATCTTTCTGTTGGTCAAGGTCAAAAGGCCTTTGTCGTACGAATCAAAAAAGAATGGTACGCAGAAGACCAGGCTGCAAAACAAGCCAAAGTCAACCAACTGGAAGAAGCCACCAAAGCAAAAGCTCTTGATGGTACTTACGGTAAGCTCGAAATTTCTCGAAGCTAACAACAACTATAAGTGCTATTAGGAAATGTCTATTTATTTAATGGAGAATTGCTAATGGCAAGTGTATCTCGTATTAACGGGTTCCGTCCTGTTAAAACTATCACAGGCGCACCTTACAATGGCCAAGCCAACTTGTATTTTGTGCCTTCGTCTGACTCAACCGTGATTATGGTTGGTGATGCAGTTAAAATCGCGGGTGATGCCCGTGCTGCAACTGGTGCACCTACTGTGACTCGCGCTGGCGCTACTGACATCGCTGTCGGTATCGTGGTCGGTATCGTGTTCACTGGTGTGGGCGACCTCACCAACGTTCCTCCTGTAACTAACTTGAACGCTCCCGTTTATCGCGCTGCTTCTACAGATCGTTATCTGTTGGTGTGCGACGATCCTAACGTGATCTATGAAACCCAGTATGCTGGTACTAGCGTTGCTGCTGCCACCATCACTGCTAACGTGGGTCTGAACGGTCAATTCGTTACTACTGCTGGTAGCACTGTTACTGGCGCATCTGGCATGCAATTGGATAGCTCTGGTCTCGCTACTACAGCTACTCTGCCCTTGAAGGTTGTGGGTTTCCCCAACCGTCCCGATAACATCCCTGGCGACACCTATTTTAGCTACTATGTCAAACTGAACAATGCTCAGTTGGGTACTGGTACAGGTCAAGCTGGCGTTTAATTAAAGGAAAGGTAGAGTATGTCTATTATTAATAGCGGTTCGTTTAGTAAAGCACTGTGGCCTGGCGTAAATGCTTGGTACGGTAAGGCTTACAATGAATATGAGACTGAGTATGACCAGTTGTTCGACAAGTTTACTTCGAACAAAGCGTTTGAAGAAGACGTCGGTATCAGCTCGTTTGGTTTGGCTGTTCAAAAGTCTGAAGGCGCACCCATCAGCTATGATAGCGAGAAGCAATCGTTCACTACTCGTTATCAACACGCAGTGTTTGCGTTGGGTTTCATCATCACTCGTGAAATGATGGAAGACGACCAATACGACGTGGTTGGTCAACGTAAAGCCCAAGGTTTGGCCTTCTCTATGCGCCAAACTAAGGAAGTGATCGGTGCTAACGTGTACAACCGTGCTTTCAACAGCTCGTACACTGGTGGTGATGGCCAATCTTTGATTAGTTCTGGTCACGTCAACATCAAAGGTGGTACATGGTCTAACCAAATTGCTACCGCTTCTGACTTGTCTGAAGCAGCTTTGGAACAAGCATGTATCGACATCGCTGGTTTCACCAATGATGCTGGTTTGCTGATTGCTGTCCGTCCAGACTCTCTCATCATCCCACGTCAACTGATGTTTGAAGCAAAGCGTATCTTGGGCACTGACGGTCGCGTTGGCACTGACAACAACGACTTGAACGCCATCAAGACTATGGGCCTGATCCCTGAAGTTGTGACTAACCACTTCTTGACTGACCCAGATGCTTGGTTCATCCGTACTAACGTGCCACACGGTATGAAGTACTTCGAGCGCCGTGCCGACCAGTTCGACATGGACAACGATTGGGACACTGAGAACGCTAAGTTCAAGGCTACTGCTCGTTACAGCTTCGGCTGGACCGATCCCCGTGGTCTGTACGGCTCTGCTGGCGCCTGATGAATCTGGGGGTAGAAATACCCCCTTTATTATAAGGAGCTAAAATGGGTTTTCTCGCAACTGATGTAGCACCAATCAATACGAATGGTCCTACAGTCCTTATTCCAACAAGTAAGGACGTCGTTGTTAAAGTGTTCAAAGCTACTACAGCTGACACGACTGCCACTTTGAAAGCTGTTCTGCCTGCAGACGCTTCCATTTTGAGCGTTGTTGTTAACGGTAGTGTTGCTTCGGATGCAGGAACTTCTGCTACATTGACAATCACTGCTGCTAATAACAGCGGTACTGTTAGTACAGGTTCTTACAACGTTAAAACAAACGGTGCTGCTACTGGCTTGGTCACAATGAGTGGTCTGCCAAACATCCAGCCTGTTCCTCTGACTGGTGACATTACCATCAAAGCAACCTATGCTGAGACTGGTACTGCTTCCACTGTTGGCGGTCCATGGTATGTTGTTGTAACATACGTACGTTAATGGGAAGGGGCTTTATGCCCCTTTCTTGTATTGGGAGCTGGTAAAGCTTCCGTTCTTGGTAAAAGGAAAATAAAATGGCTGGTTCTAATGTATGGGTGAAATGCGGCAAGGTTTACAACCTCACCCCAGACGCAGGTGTGACTTCTACAGGCGCACAAACACGAGTTTATAAAGATAGCCCTTATGCCACTTTCCAGGCATATGGCACTACTACAGCAGGCTCTGGTTCTGCTACAATTAAAATCCAGGGTAGTAATTTGGATGATGCCAACTCTTATATTGATTTGGGCACAATTACTTTGACTCTTGGTACGACTTTAACAGCAGATGGTATTGCTACCACTGCTCCATGGAAATTTGTTCGAGCTAACATTACCGCAATCTCAGGCACAGGTGCTTCAGTTAACGTCTTGATGGGCGTGTAAAATGTCTGCATCAAATGTCACACAGGCAAGTGGACTTGAACAAGAATATTTTGATATTTTTCCACTGCAAGTTGCTCGTGGATTGGTAGATGGTCATAGCACTGTAAACATCTATGGCTATCAACCTTCGGTTGGTACATCTTTTATTCCTATTTGGGAAAACGCTACAGCGTATACCTATCCTATTGCTGCAACACAAATGCACCTTAGTGGTACTGCAGGTGATACAGCAACCATCTTAATTACAGGATTGGATGCCAACTATGCGGTAATTTCTGAATTGCTAGTATTGAATGGTGCAACTCCTGTTACTACGGTTAAGAGCTATTTACGTATTAACCAAATGCAGGTGGCTGTTGGTAGTGCTACAAATCCAGCAGGAGTTGTCTATTTAAAAGATTTGACCGACACCATTACCTATGCACAAATCAGTGCTGGTGCAGGTAGAACACAGATGGGAATATACACTGTTCCTGCGGGTTACACTTTTTATTTGCAACGTGTGAACATTTATACCTCATTAAACGGTAGCAACTTTGCAACGTATCAGAACAAAACCATCTCATCTTCTGGGGTGGTTTTATTGACTCAGCAAGCTCCGTTTGCTTCTAGTTATGAAGCTTTGCGTATTATGCCACGACCTATTCTTGAAAAAACAGATGTTCAATTGATGTGTAAAGTCAACTCAACATCTGGTGCAGTTGGTATTGCACAAGAAGGGTACTTAATAAAGAATTAATATGAATAAGCAAGAAGCTAGTAAATTCATAAACGTTCTGTTTCTCAGTCGTACTATTGCACATCAAATGCATCTAGCTACGGAAAGCTATGCACAGCATGCTGGAGCATTGGGAACGTTTTATGAAGAAATTATTCCGTTAGCCGATACTCTTGCCGAACAATGGCAAGGGGAATATGAGGAGCTGTTAAATCTGTCCCCTCTAGGCTCTAAAGAAACCGATCCTTTGAAATACTTCAAAGACACAAAGAAATGGATTCAAGACAATCGTAAAGATGCTTTTGGAACCGACTCTGCTTTACAAAACGATGTGGATGAAATTGTAAAACTATTTCGTTCAACCATTTATAAATTACGTTTCTTAAAATAATATGAAGAACCATCTCGAACTTGGTAACTGGAATGCCCTATGCGATTCCTGTGGCCGTAAATTTAAGGCTTTAGATCTTAAAAAGCGCTGGGATGGTCTCATGGTGTGCCACGAAGACTGGGAACAGCGTCATCCACAAGACTTGTTACGTGTGCAACGTGAACAAATTTCTGTTCCATTCTCTCGTCCCTATCCAGCACAAGATACGTTTACTTCTCCGTCAACCAATGGTTTATTTGTAAATGGAGCAGCTTTTAATACACACACTTTAGGATAAATATGTCTATTGTTTTTACCAACAACTCTTCTACTACATTGGCATCTGCCATTTTGTATACTGATGTGTCGTTTACAGTTGCCTCTGGTACAGGCAGTGATTTTCCTGCCATTAGTGGTGGTAATGTTGCGTATTTGACATTAACAGACGGCTCTAACTTTGAAATTGTTAAGGTTACAGGCCGTTCTGGTGACGTGTTTACATGTGTTCGTGGACAAGATGGTACTACTGCTGTGCCTTGGGCTGCTGGCACAACTGTGGAACTTCGTGTCACTGCTGCCGCCATGTCTGGTATGGCTCAGACAGGCAACAACTTATCTGATTTGGCTAATGCTGGCAACGCTCGTGCTAACCTGGGCGTGGCCATTGGTTCCGACGTACAAGCATGGGATGCTGACTTAGACGCAATTGCTGCCTTAACTGGTACCGGTATTTTGCGTAAGTCTGGTGTGGCTACATGGGTGTTGGACTCTGTTGCTGGCACTGTCACCTCTGTAAACGTTTCTGGTGGTACAACAGGTTTGACTACTACAGGCGGTCCTATTACTAGCAGCGGTACAATTACACTTGGTGGTACTTTGGGTGTTGGTAATGGTGGTACAGGTGCTTCTACAGCCAGTGTTGCTCGTACCAACTTGGGTGGTACAACTGTAGGTTCAAACCTCTTTACTCTTACTAACCCTGGCGCAATTACTTTCTTGCGTTT